GACTCGCTGGCGCGCGGCAAACTGGATATGGCTGTCTACGAGAGTTCGGCGATCGGCCCCGGTCAGGAACGGCTGCGCACGGGGCGCCTTCAATGGACTGCGTCACGCCACCATGATGCGGCGCGCCGCGACCCGCTGCCGGTGGCTGTTTTCGACCGCTCATGCTGGTGGCGGGACGTCGCGCTCGCCGATCTTTCGGCTGCAGACCGTGCGTATCGTACGGTGTTCACCAGCGAGAACGCATCGGGTGTGCGCGCCGCCGTCGTGTCCGGCATGGCGGTCGCGCTGATGAGCGAAAGCGAGGCAGACGAAGACTTGGTTGCACTTACGGACATTGCACCGCCACGACCTTCCTATCTGGTCCTCGTTGTGGCGCCGCGGGCGCGCGGAGCGGCTATGGAGGCGCTGTCCGAAGCTATTCGAAATGCGTTGAAGGAAGAAAACAGGCCCGTCGGCTTCTGAAATGCCCACACCACGCGAAACCATCCTAACCGCGCTGCACGCGCGGCTCTCGGCACTTCCGGCGACCACTTTGCGCGGCGAAGTCCTGCCCGAGCGTGTGCCGGCTGCTGGCTTGCTGATTCTGCGCGACGGCGAGTCGGGGGAGCCCGAAGAGACGCTTTCGCCGATCATTTACCACACCGGCCCTTCGCCGAGAAAGAGGCGGTTGTGCAGGGCCCCGCCCGACGCCGCTTTCGACACTCTAACCGGGAGCATCAACGCATCTCGGTCGGGACCGGCGCGTGCGACACTTCATCGTTCGCAACCGCGCCCGTAACCCTCGTGCGCCCAGCCACCGGAGCCCCTCCATGCCCTCGACTCGCGAGACGATCCTTGCTGCGCTGACAGCGCAGCTGACCGCGCGCGCCGGCGCCGAGGTGCGGCGCAACGCGACGCTGCCCGAACGGGCGCCGGCGGAAGGACTGGTGATCCTGCGCGACGGCACTCCGGGCGAACCGGATGTGACGCTGAGCCCGTGGCGGGCCTATTACCGCCACCGCGTGGAGATCGAGGCGTTCATGCCGCCGGGCGCGGCGGAGGCGGCGCTCGACGCGCTCATCGCCCGGATCGGGGCCGCGCTGGCGCATGACGACAGCCTCGGCGGGCGCGTCGAGCTGATGACGGTTTCCGCGCCTGAACTGCAGCCCGTCCCGGTGGAGGGCGGCGCGCCGTTTCTGGCGGCGGCACTTGCGGTCACGCTGGAATACCAGGTCAGCGATCCGCTGAGCGGCTGAGCGCGCCCGACGGCGCGGCCATCTCGAGACATCACATCTGCACATCACAGGAGATATGACATGGGCAAGCAACGCGCCTATGGCGCCGATGCCACACTCAGGGCGGTGCGCGAGACGCAGTATGGCGGGGCCACCACGGGCCCGGTGCGGGCGCTCGATTTCAAGACGGCGGATCTGTCGGCGAGTATTCCGCTTGGCGACGACCCGCTTCTGGGGCGCGGGCGCAATGCGCAGGACCCGTATCGCGGGCTGGTCACCGATGAGGGCCAGCTGGAGATCCCGTTCGATCTGCAGGGTACCGGCTGGTGGATGACCGCGCTCTTCGGCGATCCCGAGACCACGCCGCAGGCGGCCACGGGGCAAATCACCTTTGCGGATAATCCCGCGCCGGGCGACACGCTCACGCTGAACGGGGTGATGTGGACCTTTATGGCAGCGTCTGCTGCGGGCGACGAGACGGAAATCGGCGCCACGCTGGCAGATACGCTTGCCGCACTTGCCGCGGATCTCAACGCCGCCACCGATGCCGTCATCGCCGTGGCGACCTATGACGTGGAAGACGACACGGCGCTGCTGATCACCCATGACACCCCCGGCCCGGACGGCAACGCGTTCGCGATTGCCGCCTCGGCCGCGCAGCGTTCCGCCCCCACGCTCACCGGCGGCGGGTACCGCCATGTCTGGCGCAGCGGGGCCGACAGCATCCCGTCCTTCCTGATCGAGATCGGCCATCCCAAGCTCACCACCCCGGTCTTCTTTCGCCATGCGGGGGCGGTGCTGGAAGAGCTGTCGTTCCAGATGGGCCAGGAGGGGCCGGCCAATGCCACCGTCTCGGTGGTCGCCCAAGGCGAAGAGACCGCGAATGCCACGCTGGACGCAAACCCCGCCGCCTTTGCGCTGCGCCGCTTCAGCCAGGGGCGCGGGCGCATCGTGCGCGCGGGAGCGCCGCTGGCGGGGGTCACCGCAGGCTCTCTGACCTTCTCCAACGGCATCGAACGGGTGCGGTCCATTCGCGAGGATGGCCGCATCGATGGCGCGGATCCCACCCTCGCCACCTGCGAGGGATCGCTGACCGTGCGCTTCGATGGCGAGACGCTGATGGCCGAGGCCGCCAGCGGCGATCCGGTGGCGCTGGTCTATGGCTTTGCGATGGCCGAAGGCTACGCGCTCAGCTTCACCCTGCCGCGGGTCTACCTGCCCAAGCCCAAATATTCGATCACCGGCCCCGCCGGGGTCGAGGCAAGCTTCGACTGGCGCGCCGCCGCCGATGCGACCGGCGTGATGCTCGAGGTCGCCCTTCTCAACGATATCCCGACCCATGGAGACCCCTGATGATCCGCCTCGACCTGAACGCGTCCCCCGACTGGCTCGATCTCGGCCACGGCGTGCAGCTGCGCGTCGCGCCCATAACCACCTCCCTGATGAACCGTGCCCGCGAGGAGCCGATCCTCGCCGACCTGCCGGAGGAGGCCAGCGCCAACCGGCGCGGCATCGCGCTCGCGAAGGCGCTGGCCCGTGTGGCTGTCGATGACTGGGCGGGCGTGCATGACGAGACCGACGCGCCGGCCGAACTTTCGCCCGAAGGGCTCGACGCGCTGCTGGAGATCGTACCGATCTTCGAGGCGTTCCAGCTGCGTTACGTGGCGCCGGGCCTGCATCTGGAACAGGAAAAAAACGCCTCAGCGCCCTTGCCGAGTGGCACTTCGGCGGGGGCGACGGGTACTGCAAAAACTGCACCCAAATCTGCGACGCCTGCCCGGCGCGGCAAAACGCGCCGCTGACGCGCGAGGGCGCGATGGCCTGGGATATCGCATGCCGGGCCACAGGCCAGCTGCGGGTCGCGGACGGCGCAGTGCTCGGCTGGGATATGGGCGCGGTGCTGGCCATGGCTGCGGCCGGCGGACTCGACCTGAGGGCGGCGGTGGAGCTTCTGCCGGTGATCGAGGCGGCGATGGTGCGCGCGGTGAACGCCCAGATCCGGGCGCAGCGCCCGCAATAGGCGGGCACGCTGTGACAGCCCGCGCGGCAAAGGCACAAACCCGTAAAAGTTAGATTGATCGAGGGCCTCAATGACCAGCGCGTCCAAACAGGTGACGGTGCGGCTGGCGGCAGAAGGCGGCCGGCAGGTGCGCGCCGAGCTCAGGGGGATCGGCACCGACGGCGCCACCGCCTTCCAGCGTCTGGGCTCGGAGATGGAGGCCGCCAATGCGCGTGCCGACCGGTTCTTCCGCCGGCTGCGGATTGCGGCGGCGGCTGGAGCTGCAGCCGTGGGCGCGGCGGCCACGGCGATGATCCGCAGCGGGCTGCAGGTCGTCGACAGCCAGGCCAAGCTGGCGCAGTCGCTGGGCACCACCGTCGCCTCGATCCAGACGCTGGAGCGCGCGGGCGAACTGGCGGGCGTGTCGATGTCGGGCATCGAGCAGGCCACCAAGGATCTCACGCGCCGTCTCAGCCAGGCCGCGGCCGGGACCGGCCCCGCCGCCGACGCGCTGGACCGGCTGGGGCTGTCGGTCACCGACCTGATCGCGCTGCCGCTCGATGAGCGCGTCGGGGCCATCAACGCCGCCATCGAGAAGTTCGTGCCGGCGGCCGAGCGTGCGGCCGTGGCGGGCCAGCTTTTCGGCGAGGAAGGCTCGATCGCCATGGGTCGGATCGACAGCGCCACGCTGCGCCAGGCGACGAAGGACGTGCGCGCCTTCGGCGTCGTGGTGTCCGCGCAGGACGCGGCACAGATCGAACGGACCAACGATGCGATCTCACGGCTGGGGCTCATCTGGCGCGGTCTGGCCAACCAGCTGGCGGTGGCCGTGGCCCCCGCTCTGGAGGCCGTGGCCGACGCAATGGCCGCGCTCGCGGAACGCAGCGGTCCGATGGGCCGCGCCATCGAGCTGGTGCTGGGCAATCTCGACCGGCTGGCCGCCACGCTCGCGGCGGTTGCCGGTCTGGTGGCCGGGCGCTTTGTGGCCGGGCTGGCAGTGGCAGCTGTCAGCGTGCGCGGGCTGGCCACGGCGTTGGCGCTGTTGCGCGGGGCGCTGATCCGGCTGCCGTTTGTGGCGCTCGTGATCGGCGCGCAGGAGCTGATCCTGCGCTTCGGCCGGCTGGTCGCGGCGGCAGGAAGTTTCTCCGACGCCCTCGATCTCATGCGCGGCGTGGCCGCAGAGGTCTGGGACCGGATGGGCACAGGCGCACGGGCGCTCGGCGCGACGATCGCCGCAGCCTGGGCCGGGATCCAGGCCAGCGTGGCCGGCGGCGTGCAGGCCAGCCTGGACGCTGTCGCGCGCGGCGCCTCGCTTATCGTCAACACCTGGCGCGGGGCTTTTGCAGCAACAC